CTTATCAGACAAGTATTGAAAAACATATCTGTTATTACCAAATATCTTAAATCCATCTACATTATCATACTTCTTAAAAAACTCTCTGCAGTCTCTTACAGTGCCAGGTTTAACTGGTTCAACACTCTCACCATCAAGTGTTTTGTACTTTGTCTTCTTATTTGATTTAACAAATAATGTAGGGGAATATTCTTCTTTGTATATTTCTCTCTTGCCATTTACAACTTCACGAACCAAGAAATTGTTACCAATCATTTGAACATTGGTATAAAACCTCATTCTTCTATCACACTCTCATATTTCTTTACTATTTTACTATTAGGGTCAACTAAAGTCAATATCTTATCAGATGAAAGCATAAAGGTATTTTGAGTGGTTACATTTAATAACCAAGGAGAGAGGGTTTCATTCTCCTGATCATAAACAAAAGGTTCTGTTAACTTACAATCAGGACCTCCTAATTCACTCTGGACTTCCTCCACTTGTGTCACTATCATTTCCTGTGTCACTAAGACTAGTACTTTGAGATTTTCTTTTTTCATAATCTTCAGATGCTTTTGTATATAGTTCTTTAAGTTTTGGTTGAGGTTCTACTATACTGATAACCCAATCTGCTACTACAGGTATCTTATCTTCTTTAGCAAGAGGAAACCAAGGTATTAATTTAATTGATACTGGTTGTCTGTCTGAAGATTGACTCTCTGAAGCAGAAACATCAGGTGTTGTAAGCATTGCTCTACAGGGATTTGTAAAGTAATATCCAACCACTGCTTGTTTATCAGTTATCATCTCATCCATATCTGAAATGACTTCTTCTCCTGATTTCAGTAATGCAAGTTTTATTGTCATGTTTTTAAACAGTTAATAATATTTTAGCATAAAAAAAGGGGGTTGTCACCCCCTAGTTATTAAAGATAGTCTTTTCTGGCATGATGCTCTGGAATTATCTTACCTAATTTGGCAGTTAATAGTCCATCTGCAAAAGTAACATCTTTTACTTCTATATCATCAGAAAGAGACCATTCTCTTCTAAATGATCTTGATGCAAGACCTCTGTGAAGATATTCCTCTTCTTCCTTGGTTGCTTTAGTTCCTTCTACCACTAACTTACCATATTCTGTGTAAACTTTAATTTCTTTTTTCTTAAATCCAGCTAGAGCAATCTCTAATCTAGATTCTACATTGTTTACATGAACAATATTGTAAGGTGGATAATTTACCTGATTAGTTACATTGAAAATATTTTCAAAGTAAGTGTCTAGACCAATACTGTTTCTAGAAATCCTATCCATCAAGGATTCAAGATCAGCAGTACCATATCTTTGTAGACCAAAAGGGTTGTCCATAATTGTGTCTCCTTTAAAAGCGAGTATTTTAGAATGTGAACCTGTTAAGCATTCACACTACTAATTATACAAGAACCACTCTAAAAGGTAAGGTGGAGAACTGTACTTTATGATACTGTTTCCTCTACTTTATTCTTCTTTCCTATATTATATTTCTGTTCCAACTTCCATTCATGCTTTTCTTTATAAGGTAAAACCTTAATTTGATTTAATGGTGCTATATCTTGTATTGATTCTTCTTTTAAAATACTAATGAGACCCCAGTCAGAAAGGAGACGAGTAATACGATTCCTACGCTGAACATCATTAATAGTAAGGTTAGCGAACTTTCCATCTAAAGCAAATAACTCCTTAAAATGTACTATGAAGTATTTACCTTGTTTATGTAAAATATGACAACTTTGGTAAAGTTTTTTTTCTTTTCTTGACGCAACTCCAATTCTTGTTAGAGTTTCTCTTACCTTAAGAAAGTCATCTGGTTCATTCAGTTTGACCTCAATCATTTTATCTTGAGACCAATTAACCTGAGGTTCAATACTTTGAGTCATTTTTTACCACCAATTTCAAGTCGTTGTTTAATAAAGTTTATTTGCTCATTTGATAAAATCTTCAAGACTTGTAATGCTTTCTCATTACTATAACCATAGTATTGTTTAACATAATCCAAATCTTCAATCTTATCCCTCCTAAGCCAAGGGGAAAATCGCTTTCTTTTCCTCACAGTATTTAGATAAAAAGAATATTGAAGGTCTTTATCCAGGAAGTGATATTTGTTCATTTCATTAACAAACAGAACACAATCTAGATGTCCTGACAAACAACGATTGATAATGTATGGTGAATAACTTTTTTTAGATGTAGGATCTGTCTCTAATAAATTTTCTTTTGTAAGATTTATTGAGTTTAACCAATCCTTCAATTCATATGTCATAATTAAAAAGCATAAGTTCCTTTCTATCTTTCTGATCTCTCATATAAGTTCCAACAGATCTCATAGTATATGTTAAATCAAATTCACCTGCATTCCATTTAGAAGATTGAAATCTATCTTTAACTAATTGATCTGAGTTATAACTTACAAGCATATTCATTTGACTTGAGTTACAATCAGAAGCAAAATCATCATGGTCAAATTGTTTATGAAGTTTACCTTTCTTACCATACAAATTGTGTTTGATTTCATAAGGTGGATCCATGTATAAGAATACATCATCTTGATCATTTAGTAAAATCTCATAAGAGTTTTTACTGATATTCCAGTTAGATATTAGTTTAGAATATTCTGGTAATTTTTCCAAACCTCTGATTGTAAAATTAGCATCAGATGCTTGTTTAGAAAATGAAGATGATTCAGTCAATCCACTGAAGGAACATTTATTTACAACATAAAATGCAATGGCACGATCAATAGTAGCATACTCTTGATCATTTACTAATTCCTTTGCATCAGTAAAAAGACTTCTAGCACTTTCCTGATCTGGATATTTGTTTTTTAAATTAATAAGGGCAGTAGATAATGTATTTCCTTCCCATTGAAGAACTTGCCAAAAGTTTACTAGTGGTTCATATAAATCACTTACCCATACTTTTAAATGAGGAAACTTTTGAGTTACATATAATGCTACACTACCACCACCTAAAAAAGGTTCACGATATTCTTTATACTTACTCAAATCTGGAAAGTAAGATTCTATCTTTGTGCAAGCACGAGACTTACCACCAGGATAACGAAGAGGTGTTTTTAATGATTTACTTTTCATCACCTAAGGTAACATGTATTCCATAAAGAACTGCTGAGAATACAGCTAAAACAACTGCACCAATAAGTAAATTATCACCAGTTAATCCTTGTAAATTTCCATGAGGAATCAATGGTTGTTCACATTTAGTCCAAGTGCCAGGTAGATGATAAACTGGTGGACAAGATAAAAATAAGTTAAACATTAGTAGAGAATTCCAATTGGTTGTTGACTAGGGGTATCATATCTAGGAATAATCATAGGTGATTCAAATTTTTCTTCTATGATAGTTATTGGTTCATCTAACATTCTGTTAAATGATTCTGACATCTGACGATATCCACTTCCAACATATAATTGACCTACAAATACAGATAATGTAGCAGACCCCCAAAATATATAATACCATCTTGATTTCACTTGGTGTCTTTGTTTACTTAATTTTAAGTTTGTTTTCATTTCATGATCTCCATAATACCAACATAAGCAAGGTATCCAGAACCTATACCTGATAATAGCAGAAAAATGCCCAAAAGTCCAAATATATTCATTTTAAATAATTCAGAAAGGACAGTATCACTAAGAGTGTTAAACAGATTTGATTATAAGTCATTTAAATTCACACTCCACCATAATTTCTGTTAGACATGCCAAAAGATTTATTTCTTGATCTGCTACAAAGGCAACTTGATATTGATACTTAGCAATAACAAGAACAGCAGCAGGTATAGAGGCAGGTACTAAAGTAGTATAAAGGTTATCATAAATGTGACGCAATAAAACAGTAGGATCATTATCTAAATTATCTACACACCATTTACGAACCTCAGGAAAGTTTTTACTTTTTAAATTCTTTACAAGTTCATTAGTTTTTACCTCACTAAAAGTTGCTAGAATACCACTGTCTATTTTACCCCCAACTGAGTATCTCTGACACTCATTTAATACTCTCCTCCAATCAGGAAAATGTTTATTAATTAACTCTGCTAGAACTTTCTTATCAGCATCAATTCTTTCTTCTTCTAGAATAGTAACAAGTCTATTAAAAAATGCTACTGCAATTTCTTGTTTATGCTTTCCTTTAATACCAAACTCAACCACAGCACATCTAGAATGCAAGGGTTCAATGATTTTATTTTTGTAATTGCAAGTGAATATGAATCTACAATTTTTGGAGAACTCCTCAATAGACGCTCTGAGAAGGAGCTGTACATCGGAAGTGGTATTGTCTGCTTCATCAATGATGATGACTTTATGTTTTGAGTCACTTGTAAGAGAGACTGTAGATGCGAAGTTCTTGGCATTGTTTCTAACTGTGTCTAAAAATCTTCCTTCATCAGATCCATTAATAACATAATAATCTACACCTAATTCATGGCATAATGCTTTTGCTACTGTAGTCTTACCACAACCTGCAGGACCTGATAGTAAGAGATTAGGAATTTCTCCTTTCTTTAGAAACTGCAAAAAGGTATCCTTGATACCTTGTGGTAGAATACATTCTTCAATCTTTTTGGGTCTGTATTTTTCAACCCATATAAAATCACTCATTAATCATAACCAATTTGGTTTTCTGGATGGGTCACGAAGATAATTAGATGCAACCCAAGGTTTGCTCCTAATGTAATTCTTGTAAGCAGTAAAAGTGTCAATGCTTGTGTCATATTTAAACCCATCAGGCATTGCTCTAGTAAAAGACTTAGGTTTTGGCAACCAGTCAGGAAATATCATCTTAGCATGTTCTATGGTATGTTGGCAACTATGAACTTTACCATACCTATGTGTATATTCTGCACATAAAGCAAGACCATGAATGATTAACCATGTATAATTATTTTGTGCCCAGACAGTGCAAGGGTGGTTTCTAAAAGCACCTTTCTCTGTTTTATATGGTGTGCCATCTAATTTAGGCAATTTACCAAAAGCATGACCCCATTCTTCAGATGCAACAATAGCAAGCATTTGACATGTTTCTAATGGCATCTTGACAATATGTTTGTCAGGTAATACCTGTGCAGATTTTACTGGATCAGGATCAGTTACAAATATGTTCATTGATCCTCCTTTGGGTGATACACCTCAACATATGCATTGCATTTTGGACATGATAAATTTGTAACAAAATCATACTCCTCATTATCTTCAAGATCATGATCTCCTCCCCAGATGAGTTCAGTATTACAATGCCAACATTTCATTCAGATGCCCTCCATTCTTTTCTCATTATAACATACTTCTCATCATATGCAGCCCTATCTCTTACTTTTTTGAAAACAGTTGCAGCACGGGACTTTTCACAGTGTAGTGCGGTTGGCGACTGCGGTGATATGGAACCATCTCTAGCGTACTTCTTTCCACTAGGATGATTTGCATACCTACGGGCGCGAGTAAATCCCATCTCAAGAAACTTCCTTGCCATATCCATTCCAATGAAATCCTGTTGCTTCTTATATTCACAAAACATGGAGTAGATTTTATCAGCAGATTTGCGAGCAGTAGTTTCATTTACAAATCTCCAATGAGCGCATATATTGTTAGTGTAAGGGCGTACCAGTAACACTCCTTGTTCCCCCCTTCCAATGCGATAAAGTTTGCGATTTTCCTCAATTGTAAAATCAATGGTTTTGTAATCAAGTCCATAATCAAATTCTTTCATATTCTTGAGAAGTAGATTTAGCAGCTTTGAAAGCCTCTACTAAATATTCTACTGCTTTTTCTGGTGTAGAGTTAGCACTACAAGTAAAAATGTCACATTTTGCAACACCTTTTTCTGGCCAAGTATGAATACTTAAATGACTATCAGCAAGCAATGCATATCCAGTTACACCTTGAGGATGAAACTTATGAAAATCAATTTTAATAATTTCTGAATTAGATAATATAGATGCATGAAATAAATTATTACGAACAAATCTTTCATCATCCAAGAGATCAGATGGACAATCTATTAAGTCAAATAATATATGTTTCATCTATTTAAAAATAAAATAAGACCTCTAGTAAACATGAGTCCAAATATAACTAGATAAACCCACAGTACTGTCATACTAATTTTGTTTTCTAGATTACCCCTCATATATCCTTTATAAGGTCTTTCCTCATAGATGTCATAATATCTTGTATATCTTTTCATAATTAATATTTTTTCCACATTTCTACTGGTAACAGTAGGTTTTCATAACTTTCTGTATCTCTTCTTGTTATTATAGCATCACACCCCACACAAAAACGAGAGTGTTGTAATTGTTCATATGTTTTAAATTTCTGTGCACTCCATTGAAGATTATCTACTACATGATTGGGAATATCATCATCAGGGTTTCCAACTTCATGTGATAGATATCCAGGAAAAACAAATATATCTCCCTCTTTAGGATTAAAAATATGCTCACATCCATTTATATCTGTATCTTCTGTAATAATATTTTCTAAAAAATTTTTATATGGTGAATTTCTAGTTTCACTTATATCATGAAAAATTAATTCTTTTTCATCAAGTCCTTTAGCAATATGTGGATAATAAGTCATTGAAAAATGTGCATCTGCATGATCATGTAAATGTTGATAATTAAGAGTTGACACATTAAACCATGCTTTTGTCATGTAAATAGAAATTTTATTTATATCTACAGATAATGATAATAGATGATCTCTAAGCACATCTGCAATATAAGAAAATGCTTTAAAAAATCTTACATCCCTATGGACTAAATTAAATCCAAGAAAGTCCATTGATTGACCTTCAGAATTAGAATATTCTAGATAGGCAGAAAACCAATTATTTTTTTCTGCCTGATCTACTATACGATTACCTCTTGTAATTAATGTAGGAAATATTAATTTTTTTTCTGTCTGCATATTAAAATCCTTTTGGTTTACTTTTTGGTTTATCAAGGACATGTACAACTGCATCAAAATTTAATGAATTACAATTATTCCACCACCACTCTTGAACCTCTTGCCAAGATTCTACAATAAAAGTTTTACTTGAAGAAACTATCTTGTAGTGATGTCTATCATAGAGTTTATCACTTGTTTGTGAAAAATATCTAGGATCATTCTTTTCAATTAAATTAGTCATCATGATCATCCCAAGGATCTGTTAATCCATCATTAGCAAAAAATCCTTTATAAACACCATAACCTGCTAATATAATTGTGATCACTGCAATTGATACACCAAAGGTGTAATCAGGATCTAATGTGAGATGTGGTATAATCATTAATTAGAAAGTTCAAAAAATCCAGTGAGAGTTATTCTATCTGTGTCAGTAAACCAATCTTCTTTCATATAAGCATTATGCCAATAATGGCTAGGATATAGTATCATACTGTTATAGTCAATATCTGCAACATATTCCATTTTATAATTTTCAAAATTATCCTCCATAAAAAACCATTTTTTATCTTTTATAATTTGCTTTTGTTTTACCCAACAACTTTTAAGATCATTATAATCATTTCTAGTAAAATGACACACTGATTTTTTATTATTGAATGAATAAAAACCAGTTTTAACTTTATCTGATTTTGTTAGGTTGAGATTAAAAGCATAATCATTTAATGGATTTTCATTTTGATTATCACCTGGATAAGTATCAACATGAGGAAAGGCAGATACTATATTATATAAATCCATATCACTATTATAACAATTCCCATACATTTCTATTGGTACTACTTCATCTATATCATAAAATTTTTGAAGTACATCAAGTAATGGAGAAAAATAAACCTCAAGAGCATAACCAAAATTAAAAGATTTACCTGGTCTAGTACAACCCTCTGACATCATTTGTGCACCACCATTCTTCCACCAATAACCATTTTCCATGAACTCTCTAACCTGCTCTGGATATTTAAGAACATTTTTAGCGATGTATATTGGTATATCTTTATATTTTGATTTGTATGATCCAGGCATTTCTTCAAATTTTATATCATTTAAAACAAACACTTCTGCCCATTTTTCACTAGTGCATTTCATCTTTAACCAAATCCTAATTTCTTTGTTTTTTTGACCTCTGACACAATGGTTTCAAAAAATCCAGTAAAGGTTATTCTATCTATATCAGTAAACCAATCTTCTTTCATGTAAACACTATGCCAATGATGACTGGGATATATTACCATACTATTATAATCTATATCTGCAATATATTCAAGCTTAAAATTTTCATAATCTTCATCTACTAATTCTTTTTTCCAATCTTTAACTTCTATACTTTCATGCTTTTGTCTAACTATGTCAAGATCATCATAATCTTTCTTAGTAAAATTACATATGGATCTCTTGTTATTAAATGAATAAAAAGCAGTTTTAACTTTATCTGATTTTGTTAAGTTAAGATTAAAAGCATAATCATTTAATGGATTTATATCCTCATCAGCACCTGGAAAAGTGTCAACATGAGGAAGATATGACATTGTAGTATATAAATCTTTATTCCCTCTATAACAATTTCCATAAAATTCTATTGGAATTACATCTTCAAAATTTCTGTATGTTTCTCTATAAAATTTAACAAATTCATCAATCAATGGTGCAAAATATTTTCTATTTAATTTATGCGCACCAAAATCAAAAGTAACTCCAGGTCTAATATCTTCTTCAAGTTCAAAATTTGTCCACCAATAACCATTTTCCATGAACTCTTTAATTTGTTCTGGATATTTAAGAACATTTCTAGCAATATACATTGGTATATCTTTAGATGATGTGCGAGAATCATTTAATATTTCAAATGACAATTCATTTACAACAAATATTTCTCTCCATTTTTCACTAGCACATCTCATTTCTTTCTTTTCTTTCTAGAATAACTTTTCTTATTAGACTTTTTAAATACTCCTGCCTTTGCTAACAGATATACTGATAACACTGTCCAAAATACTATTTCTAATCCTATGTTATTCATGAGTTAACCTCCAGCAGCATCACACCCAATCTTACTACCTACAACTGCACCTATTGGAATTGCCCACCAACGTCCATCTCCTTTGGACATAGCAGCACCAAGTCCACCACCTAATATTGCACCAGCAACTTTACCATCAGTACAATCATTATCATCATACTCAACCACAGTTTCCCTTTTAAGAACACGATCAGTTGCAACATCATCCTTGCAAGGATATTCAATTAGTTCTGTGTATGTCCTTACATAACCAGGATTATTCTTATCACCAGGTATATACTCTTCTGTATATGTTTCTCTATAGCAAGTTTTGCTAGTTGTTTCCCACTGAATAACATCATCAGCACTTGCTGAAACAGGTGTGAGTGCTATAAGTGATGCAAGTAAAAGTTTCATTATTCAAAAGTAGAATCAGGTTCTAATGCTATGTAGTAAGTTAAGTCATAATCTTCACTTGTAAACTTAGATAAAAGTTTTGAAGAGACGACAACATTATATGTACCAGGTATAATCTTCAAGTTTTCTTCTTTAAAGTTAAATGTAAACTTCTTATCTGTTTCACCAACTACAATTGAGAAATCATTTGATGTATTATTCTTCTTATCTCTTGCAACTAGTTTAACAACACCATCTTCTCCAATAGCAGAGATATCAGGTAAAGCATAAACATATGATGCTTTCTTTAGTTTCTCTAGTTGCTGACTCCTAAGAATAAAACAAACATCTTGTGTTGGTAATGAAAGTGGTTTGTCTGGTGGTGATATAATCACTGATGGATCAGCAAAGAAATACTTAGATCTCATCTTACCTTCTCTGATAACTACATGCTCATCTCTAGTAAAATCTAACTCAGGAGTTTCATGTAGATCCAATCCATTTAAGAACTGGACTAAATCATATATTCCAAAATCTTTTGGGAACTCTTCATCTACAGTTGCTTCTGCTAAAATGTTTTTCATAACACTTATAGTACGCAACTTACTACCCTCTTTAAAAAGAATAGATTGATTAATAGATGAAAAGTTTTTTAGTAACTTAATTGTTTTGTCAGATAGTTTCATATCAGTTAGTGTGTCCATCAAAATAGTAAAGTAATAAACAATAATGTGCTGCTTTTAGTATATCACGCTTTGCCTGTCCTTTCTTCTCATATCTAGTTAAATATTTGATTGCATTAGATCTACAGAATGACTTTGCATCTCCAACAGATTCAATGATATCAAGTGTTTGAACATTATTATCATTAGAAGTATAATGCCCTTCATATGTTGAGTCAACATATTCTCCAAGATCTTTTAAACCTATATCTTCTTGATACTTTTTAGAAGTATCTGGTGATTTGTAAAGTTCTCTTTTTAGAGGATCTGTTCCTCTTTCATACCTATAAATGGTATCACCACCATCAGGTGATTCATATATCCAAGGTGTTTTTCCTGTTACTGATTCTGCCATTAGATGATCAAATGCCTCAGTAAATGGGTTTTCTCTGTCAGGGTCATTTCTAGTGTAATCATAATAATACTTAGAGTGTTGATAATCATCACCATTACATGCTTCCTCATCAGGAACCTCTGGTGGCCAAGGTGAACCAGGAGTCCACTCAAAACCTCCACTCTTTTCAATCCAATCTAAATTTATATCTTTAGACATAATACTTTGTATGTTCCTCCAGTATATCAAGAATCAGTTCTTGAGTCAAGTAGGTTCTCTGATAAACCAACCAGTAGCAATATATTTGTCAACATTGCCTGTCAAAAATCCTCCTCTATGAACATGAGTATAAGATGCTGGCCATAAAACAATAGTACCTGCTTCTGGTTGTAAGGTTAACTTTTGATGTAAGAAATCTGTACCTCCACCACTTTGAGAAGGAACAGTATTCAGATAAACCATCCATGCAAGAACTCTATCTCTGTAAAGAAACTGACCATTTTCACAATGCCACTGATGATATCCTCCACCTGCTTTAGTTTTTTGAACTTTAGTAGTCCAAGTAGAAACAGGATCATTGTTTTGAAGTATTCCAGAGTATACTGAAGTGTATTGATCAAATGCTTTTCTAACAAAACCATTAAGAGTTTGATACAGATCTAAGTCTACTACTTCTAAACAAAGTTGAGTATCACTTCTAGAAAAGTTGCCATCTTTAAATTGATTTTCACCATCTTTAAATGCCTCTGCAATAAACTCTCTCTGCCCTTCCCATAAATTGAAAGATTGAATAACTGCCTCACATGTACTGAGAGGCAGTCCTTTTTCAAAAATTCCTATATGATCAGTTATCTTCATTTGGCATCTCAAAGTCAGCATCAACCTTATCATACAACTCTAAGAATGATTGCTTAGTCTCATCATCAAATCTGTTTACACAAACTTGGATTGCTTTTGCTTTGTTGTTGAATATGGAGTATGCACGAACTATGTGAACTAATCTTCTTGTACTGATGATATCCTCAACACCACCATCATAGAATGTCTTACGAATGATGTCACCCCAATCAACAAGTCTCTTACAGAAGTCAGCATCATCAACACCAAGATTCTTAGCAACTGCTGTCAGTATCTTGTTCTCAACAGCAGGTGCTGGATACTCTTGCTCAAAGGTTACTGGGAATCTCTCAAGGAATGCTTCATTAAGAACATTAGTTCCAATAAATCTACCATCATCTGAACCTTTACCTTTAGTGTTTGCAGTTGCAATAATATTGAATCCCTTTGCTGGTTTGATAAACTTTCCAATCTTCTTAAGGAAAACTCCTTTACCTTCAAGTATAGATTGAAGACATAGTATCTTGTTTGATGCTAGATCAATCTCATCAAGAAGTAAGATAGCACCTCTGTTAAGTGCTTCAATAACAGGACCATTGTGCCAAACTGTAGCACCATTTACAAGACGAAATCCACCAATCAAATCATCTTCATCTGTTTCAATAGTGATGTTCACTCTGATAAGTTCTCTCTTCAACTGTGCACATGCTTGCTCTACACCAAATGTCTTACCATTACCTGATAGTCCAGTGATGAATGTAGGATAGAATATCTTAGATGAAATTATCTTCTTAACATCAGTGAAAGGACCAAACTTAACAAAAGTATTATCTGTATCTGGAACTAGATTCTGTTCTGATTGTGGAACTACAGCAGGTGCTTCATATGCTTTCTCTATATTCTTAACTGCCTTAGGAGTTACTTTGAGATTCCACTTTCCCTTACCAACTTTATACTGTTTAATTTTTCCTGTAACAGTTGAATAACCAATGTCATTCATAGCACAAAATGCTCTAACATCAGCAGCAGTGAACTCTGTGCCATAGTTGGATTTTAAACCATCAAATGCTTGTTTTTCTGTCATTTTAATCTCAAAGGGTGAAGTCATAATCAAATCATTTATCTATACCCTTATTATACTTGTATGTATATACTAATCTACATTTAGTGTGCCACTTTTTTATCTGGGTATATGAAGATTTAAGATATCCCATGTGTGTTCATAACTATGAACATGATATGTAAATCCTAATTTCTTAGTCCTTATAATATTTGCTAGAGGAAAATCATTTTGTCCCTCTGCCATCATATCTCCATAGAAATATATAAAATCATCTTTACCAAAATCCCTTAATATCTGTCCTTTATTTCTACCTAATGGTGAAATATCTAAACCAGTTTGACCACCTACTTGTACTTCTAAATCAGGAAATCTTTCTTTTATTTTTCTTGCTATATTTTTTCTTTCA